GACCTTCAGTAGGAACATACGCTTTATCCAATGCCAACTTAGCTGCAATAAAATCAGCAATAGTCAAGACAGAGCCTGTACCAGAAGCTACGAAACGGTGAGGAACACCATTTACAGTTGCACCAGCCGCAACACCAGTTTGTGTTACGCCATAAGCAGAAGAAGCCCAAGCAGTAGTAGCTGCTACTTGGCCAGTAACTGCTGTAGCAAGCAAGTTTTCTTCGTACTTCTCACGGATAGAGTACAAGTGCTTGCGAGGCATAGCTGCTTCGATTTGCTGCCACATGTAAGAGTCTTGTTTCATCTCATCAGTGATAGCGGTCATTGCACCTTTGTATTGAGTAATAGCAAGGGTGATTTTAGACAGATTCAAAGCTTGAGAGTCAATCGCAACAGTCTCTTCAACATCTGAAACTTCAACTTGACCTAGTTGAGGAATAACGATTTGAGAGCCATCAGAGAACTCAGAAACATCACGATGCAAACCTTCAGGAAGGAAACCATCTTGAATCTCTTCCATCATCATGTCAGAGTAGATAGCTGCACGAATTGCAGGAGAGTTGCCAGCAAGAGTGCCGTTGTTAGTGAAAGAACCACCACCAAGGGTAGATTGTAAAGTAGTATCAACTGCCATAGTTATTTATCTCCAAATAAAATTAAGAAAGACCGCGTTGAGCATACGCTGCTGCTCTTCTATTGAACTCTGCTGTAAAATCAGCACCTCTAAGTTCTTTTAGTTTTTGCGGTTGTTGTTGAGTGTTAAGTAATTGAGTATTCAAAGAACCAGAACTCAAAGAAGCTTTGGGTTGAACACTTGTGCCTAAAAACTGAGAAGAGAATAGCTTGGGCTTATTCATAGCCAGCTCTTTAGCTTCGTCAATAGTCATATCAAGTTCTTTTGCTTTTAATGCCAGCATCTCAGATGCCTTATCTCCGAACTTTGATGTAAGATTATTTAACGCTGCTGCTAAGTTAGCTTGTTTAGCTTCTGCTTGTTTGCTCTCATTCAAGGCTTTTTTGACGATTGCTTCAACATCAACTAGTGCATCTGGAGTGGTAGTCTCTTGCTGCTTTGGTTGTGATTGCACGTCATCTTTTTTATTCAACAATGAATCAATTGTAGCTGCTTGTTTAAGTCTTTCTTGCAACAAGTTATTCTCCTGTTTTAGCTGTTCGATATAACTGTCTGCGTTATTAAACTTATTAACAATAGCATCTGCGTCCCATTGTTTACCTTTATACTCTACAGTGGTGTTTGTAGGAGTACTTTCAGAACCTTTCGGCTCTGGTTGTGCTTCAGGTACAGTACCTTTAGCTTCTTCAAAAATGTCAGACATGGTTAGCCTCTTATTTAATTAACTTTAATACTAACTGCAAAGCTTTGCGTTTACCATTAGTTTCCGCTTGTTTGAGATGCCAGTTGGCAATCTCGTAATCATCACAAATCTCTAGGGATTCAATTTCCTTTTCTAAGATTTCCGATAATTTCTCTCTGAATAAAGAAGAGCTGGTGAACATTCCACCAAACTCTTTCTCTTCAATTACTTGTTTCCATTTAGCGTTCATCACATAACCATCGGGTCTTCTACAGAAGCTGCTGCTGCATCTTCAAGTTGGAATTGACCAGCTTGTAATAGCTGCTGTGCTTCTAGTTGCTCTAGGATACGAATGTTAGGCTGATATGCACCGAGCTTATCAAGATTAAACTGTTGTGCTAGCTCTTTAGCAATTACCTTAGTTGACAAGTGGTTTGTAACATCAGGTGGCATAGTAGATAGCATTTGAGTAATCTCTTGAACAAACCTAGCCTTCTCAGCAAAGTGTCTAGCACCTCTTGGATAGAAGTTGCCTTTCACTTTTAAGTCTTCTTTTGTGATTGTCAAGAACTCAAGAATTCCAAGCTCGTTGTCAATAACAGGAATTACATCAGCACCATCAAGGTTTCTTCTAGAAACTTCGAACACTTGGTTTACAAGAGGCTCTAAGAACATTGATTCAAAGTAATTAATCTTTGACTGGAACATTCTAGAAGCAGCGTTTTGTAGCTGTTGAACTTCATATGCTGTCTTCTCACCTGCTGTTCTGATACCCATAGCTTCTCTAGGAGCACCTGCATACTGTTCCATCTTAGCCTCAATAAGACCAATCTGGTTGTCATAGCTAAGTGCAGCAGAGTCAACACGAAGGATATCAATAGCTCCGTCATCTCCTAAGATAACTTCAGACCCTGGAATCCATCCGTCCCACTCTACGTCTCCTTTAAGAACTGGAATAGGATATGCAACCATGTCCATGATATCAGCTTTAAGGTTTTCTAAGTGGTCAATACGATACTGAAGACCCATTAGGTTTTCTAGTGGAGACATACACCATAAGTTATCTGGTCTGTTTCTCCAACCAACGTGTTTAATGTACTCTTCATTGTTCCATGTAGGCAACTGCTCAACACGGAGTACATGCTTTCTGTCAACAACAGTAATAATCAAGTCTTTATGGATTTGCTTTGTATCTGGGTCATAGATGTTCCCCATGAACTCTAGGAGCTCCACTGTGCCACTTTGATAGTAGTTGTCTAGGCTACCATAGCCATCAGCAATAAAAGCTCTTCTGAGCTCTGTTTTGTCCCTTCTAGCTGATGCTGAAAATGTGCTTCTATCTGAATACAGTTTTTCAACAACTTCTCTAGAATAAGACAACTCAGGTTTAGTCTCGGCATCTAGAGCGATATCCCCAAGAGGTTTTAAATACCTAACAATCTTAGGCGACTCTCTAAAAGAAGTAGCAGTAGGGTTGAAGACAATATCATAAGGACTGATTCTTCTAATCTTACCACCAGAGAAAGCTACAGTAGCTGTACCGTCTTCTGGGTTTTCTACAACCTTGCGCTCATACTCTACAGTAGCGAAGCAGTTACCATAGATTACCCAGTCGTGTAGCAGCTCTAAAATCTTTTCCCTGAAACCACCAGACTTCAGTTTTGATTTAGTGTAAGCTGTAACAACAGAAGCCTTATCTTTCAATGTAGAGCTGTAGTCCCCTGCTTCCCACTTAATCCAATCTTCATTTGGAAATAAAGCTGACTCATAGTTAGCAATCAAGTTTTCCATGATTTGTGTAAGCTTTGGAAGTGTCGTCTTATTTGACCAAGGAAGTTTAGAGTTAGATGTCTTTGTTGTATCTACTGCATACAAGAAGTCTCTTAATTCTTTCCAGTTTTTCTTTTGTTCAACCCTTGAGTCATCCCATCTCACAAAGGTAGAGGAGATTGTCTCGGCTAATTTGTCCATATTGGATTCAAGTGTATTACTCAACCAACACCTCCCCATCTACTGTTAAAAATGACCTTTTTCATTTTGTCCTCTTTGTTTCGTCTTTTCATTGGCTTTACTGCTATCTCTACAGCAGAGGCTAGAGCATCCTTGATATCGTCATGAGGAGGATTCTGCTGAACCAACTCGTCTTCTAATATCTGTGTGTATCCGCCTCTAAAGTGATACATACTCATGTTGTCATATCTGTGGTCTAGGACAGCTTGTATTCTTTCTTCTTTCTTACCAGTTGGTCTGAACTCATCAATAGAAAGAGACATACCGTTTCTAGTAAAGTGGTCTTTTAAATCTCTTACGATTATTTGTTGAGCAACAGTGACCTCAGCCCTCAACTTCCTAAAGTCCCACTTTGAATGTAGGTTAGATATTCTCTCAAAATAACCAGAGATTTTATCTGTTTTAAATCTCTCAATGTCAAGAATGTAAACTAAACCCTCATCATCAATACCTATGACTACAATAGCTGTGTAGTCGGCAGCTTTGCTTAATGAAAAAGCAAAGTCAATCGAAGCATATACGTTCAATGGTTTTAATTTAAAATGCCATCTTCCATCAAAGAACTTCAAAAACTTAGGGTCATAGTATTGAAACTTCTCACTAGAGATTCTTTGTGTAGAGATGTCATTCGGTTCATTGTAATATTGAGCAAAGAATTGAGTTCTGTCAGTGTACTCTGCTTCAATCTTTGCAAGCTCTCTTCTATCAAAGCCAAACCAGTTTCCGTCTTGCCTTTGTGTTCTAGGCCACAAGAAGACACCAAACTCTTCTACCTTTTTCTCTAAGATTTCCCATAAAGGCTCTTCGTCAATGACATTGTCTTCATCGTCATAAACCTTAACTTTCTGTTCTTTCCAGATGTAGTATTGGTCTCGTGGATGATACCTTGTGCCTACGGCTTTAGTAACACCACCAGTGTTTTTAATAGAAGCCATCTGAGACATTGCTGCTGAGACCTTTCTTCTACCTTCTTCGGTATAAGCATTGTCAGGAACAACTACGTCATCACAAACAATAACATCAGCATGTAATCCAGTGGTGTTAGTTGTAACGCCAGCAGATGTTACAGTAGAATCTCGGATACCTTCTTCTTTACGCTTAGGGTGGTCTACCTTAATTGCTGTAGCTGACCACTGTTCACGTTTACCTTCTTCTCTAGCGAGCATCTCAGGAGAGAGTAGCTCAAACTCTTTAGAAGAAAGAATATTCTTTATTGCATATAACTGAGCCTCAGCTAGTGTAGCTGTTGCAGAAATATACAAGATAGTTGTGTGAGGATTCTTGTAAATCCACCAAGCACACCATACAGCGATAACATGGGACTTCATGTGTGCTCGTGGAATCAAACAAAGTTGGTTAGGACGAGCATCAGGTTTAGTCAAGAAGTCAGCCATTTCTTTATGGACTTGACCATAGACTCTGTTTGGATGTGTGAACTGCATGAAAGTCCAGAAGTCATCCTTGCAGATTTCTCTTAACTGTTCAAGCTGTTCTTGGTTTGTTGCTCGTACCTTAGCCACTATATATCACCATTTAACCTTATCTGCCCAATAAGCAGCACTCATCTTGCCTTTGGCAATATTCTTTGAGTGTCTAGCTTTAAAGGACGCTCTTTTCTTTTTCATACGGTCAGACTCGCCTGCTTTAGGCTTACCTGCTGTTTCAGCACCTTGCTCACCAAATCTAATAATCTTCTCTTTCCCAGCCTCACATGCTTTTACAATGTGAGACTTCTTAGGATGAGAAGGTGTTCTTTTTGGTTTGTTGCAAGCCATAGCTTCTTTATCAGCTTTAGCTGCCATAGCAACTCCTATTAGTCGTTGAAGTAATCCTTCCAGACATCTGCTCTTTCAACTTTGTACTTACTGCTTGTAGCAGCAGGTTTCTTAGCAGGAGCAGGTTTCTTAGCAGCTACACGAGCAGCTTCTTCTTCTTTTGTACGAGTATGATATGGTTTACCTTTAAAGTCAAAAGTAGATTTACCTTCTGACCTTGCAGAAGCAAAAGCCTGCTCAAACTCGCTCAAACCTTTTTTATTAGTTGGCTTCTTACGAATATCAACTTCTACAACTGGAGGAGTGTCTCTTACTGTGCCCTTAGTAAGCGGTTTGTCAAAAGAATTCGTGGCTGCTTTGTTATTTTGAGTTGGCTTTTTGCTGTACTCATCAAGAAGAGACATGCCTAAATCAGCTGCAATAAGTGCACCAGCTGCAACTTTACCGTACAACCCAAACCTTGAAGCAGTACTTGCAGCTTTTCTTAATGGTGTTTTTGGTGCTGGAAGAGCTTTAGGTGGAACTACCTCAGCATTACCCATGTATTTAACTGTTCTTCCATCAGTCGCTGTAAGACCTGTTTTATTAGGCAAGGCTTTTTGACTAGGTGGGTTGATTGTGTTATAACGAGGCTCCATACCTGTTGGTTTATTAGCAGTAGTAGGTTTTAGTTTTTCTTCTACACCTTTTTGGTTTAACGACTTATGTCTACCCTGTGCATCTGTAGTAAAATACTTAGAGCCCTTACTCTGTGCACCGTCTCTACGAAGAACATCTTTTCCCTTCGAGTCAGTAAACATCCTTGTGTTTTTCTTTCTTGCCATGATATTACCTTATTTCTTTTTAGATTTCTTTGCTTTGCTTAATGCAATAGCCACAGCTTGTTTTTGTGGCTTTCCTGCTTTCATCTCAGTTTTTATATTTTCTGAAATAACTTTTTGTGATTTACCTTTTTTAAGAGGCATATTAACTACTCCAATTTAAAAACTTAGATGAAACCTTTTTGGCTCTATTAGGTGTTTGAGTGTACCACTTAGAATCAAGAGCTTCTTTAACAGCTCCTTGATAATCACCTTGTTCTAACTTAGCCAACATCTTTTTAAAGTTTAATGTTCCATTGACTCCCATTTGAAATGCCATCTCGATAAGCGCATCCTTAGCCCCTCTATGCAATTTATAGAAGAAAGGAATACGTCTACCAAGCTCCAGTTCAATTGAGCCAACACGGTTGCTTACAATCGCTTCTGCTTCATCTTCTGTAATATAAGTTAGACCATATCCAAAAGTAGGCTTATCCCAGCCAAGTAAAGGGTCAGGGTAAGGAGTAGAAGAGAAACCTTCATTAAGTTTAATTTCTTCAATTAAGCTACTCATTTAGCAACTCCCTTGAATTTCTCGTAAGTTCGTAAACCACCAAGTCCTAAGATACCAAACAAGACTGTCATTAAAGCATCCATATCAAAAGATGGAAGCTGTGGTACAGGCTCACCGATAGCTACTAGGATAAACACAAGGAATGGTTGTAAGATAAAGTGGTAAGCAAAGGTAATACCACAAGTCCAGCCAATGAAAGGTCTCCACCCTCCTTTAAAGAGGGAAGAACTCTCAGCTTCTGCTTTATTGACTTCAATTTGAGCTAGTGCATTTTCATGCGCCATTTTCTGTGAAAGAGTCGCAATTTCTTGCGCTATCTTTTGTTTTTCATCGGCATCTGGAATGAACTTGTCAAGTAGTGGAAGTAAAGCACCGATAAGTGGAAGCATTATGCACCTCCGAGTTTAATAACTGCTGCAACACCTGCTGCAACAATTACCCATACTACACGCTCTACCCAAGCAGAGCTATAAACCTTTTTTTCAAGCTCGTTAATCTTTGCGTTTTGCGCCTGCAACGAGCTGTCGTAATTATCCATGCGCTTAAATAATGTGATTAGGCGCTCCTCGACACGCACCAAAAGATTTAGTGCTTCGCTCACCTTGTCTAGCTTCTCTTCAATGCGTGTGAGGCGTGTGTTCTCTTCCATAAGTGGCTCCTGAAAACCTTAACGTGTATGTGTAAATTATACTATGTCATTGTACTTTGTTGTGCTTCTGCGACAGCATTCTCAGCGTCCTCTACAGCCCAAATAGGTTCTGGTGGAACTTTGAATCTAATTGGGAAGAAAGGGTTTTTGATTACACCACGTAACTCTTTTCTGTACTGCATAAACACGCGTGTATTAGTTATATTTACATCTGGAAGCACAGCGTAGTCTGTCAATGCTAATAGCTCTTTCGCAACTGCGACTGCTTCCTGCTCGCTATCGGGGATATAGTTAACCATCTGTCTGTACCTCATTACCCAAGTAAAAGTTGCGTTGGAGACACTGCTCTACCAACAAAAATGTCGCCAATTTCCGACAAAGCACCGTTTGCAGATGTCGGGTCTACGTAGTAGTCTACCTGCGCAGTTAACCCAGTAAACCCATCTAAAACGCCGTGTGTTGCTACGTAAGCACTACCAGAAGACACGCTCTCCACAGCCACTCCGATATGGTTGTACTTAGTTGTAGTGAACGCTGATACTACCAGCGGTACATGGCGTACAGCGCCGTTTATATCTTTATATGTGACTAGGAAAACTGAGTTACTGACTGCACGTATTTCTCCACCTGACCCATAACCTTGGATGGCTGGTGTTGACCCAAGCGCAACACTTCCACTATCTCCCAGCACTAGGGCATTTGCGCCTGTTACGCTAAATGTGTACACGTATCCGCCTTTGATGGCTGCAAAATTCAGCCCATCTGCGGATGCAATATCTGTAAATCCACCCACATCGCATGGTGCAGAGCTAACAACTGTAGGTGCACCTGTAGTTTGGTTTATGGTAACAACAGCCAGAGCGTAACCGCCAGTGGAGCGTGTGTACAGCACTATTGCTTTTGTCGTCCCAAAAAACCACCAGACTCCACTACTACCATACGCTGGCAACTCCGTAGCTATACTCTGTGAAGACACAGCACCTAGGTTGTTTGTAGCGTATGTTGCTGTGTACACAGTATATAGTCTAGCTGCGACTAGCCTTGTTTGGTTGTTAACAAGTACCCCGAATGTGGTTAATGTCTCAAGGGCTGCCTCCTCGTTGTCCGTAGCGGAGGTAATTGAGTTCGCTGTTGTGCTTACTGTTATCGTTTTATACAGCGTTGGGGTACTACTACCCGCTCGCTTCATAAGTGCTCCGAACACATACCCGTCGCTTCGTTTAGCAACTGGCCAAACCAATACGTCTTTTGTGCAACAGGCGGCGCCGGTATCATGGCTAAGTCTATGGTTTGCTAAGGAGGTAACATTACCGGTTGAGCCGACTTGCACTAGTGTTGCTTCAATGTACGCGCCCGAAAATGGGTAGTCAACATCATTGTAATAACCTTCCCATGTCTGAAACACGATGAACTTATCGTTGCTTACAGGCCATACTTGTAATTTCCAAGTATACGACCCAGATGAAATACTTGACGTTGTGTCCATTCTGTTGCGCAAGACAGTAGTGCCTTGTACCGCATCTGTTGTTGTGGAAAGCGCGTACCCATATATGTCAATATCCCAGTCATCAGGGTCTTTTACTGCGGCGTCTTCGTCTACCCAAATTGCGCGTGACCCATCTAGGGACACCGCTGTGTATGTGTGCGTTGAAGCGGAGTCTCTGGTCGTCCCATACTGGTTTATTACTGGGTACTCGCCTACTTGCCCAGCGAAGTTAATTGACACTGCGTGTCTGTTCACCACAGCGCCGCCTGTCGCCAATGGGAACGCCGTAGCTAGGACATTCTGGTATCCAGCGGCGCTGTCTAGCTGACTTTTCACGACTACGTCGTCTGCAGCTACTGCTGCTGCAGCTTTCATGCGTCCGTTGGCGTCACGCTTGGCGATTGAGTTCGCTGTAGCTGTCGCGGACTCTGTTGCGCCGTTTAATTTCTCGGAGTCTGAAACCTTAACGTCAACCCCGTTGATTCTAAATGCCATTATGGGTTACTCCCGTTGGTTGTCAAGTATAAACTGTTTCCGTCGATGCGGGCTTTAACCCCACCTGACACTGTTTCTGTTGCATTTGTAACTGCGAACCCACTAGCCTGAATACCATCTAGCGTATCAGCATCAAGCCCTGAACCTGCACCATCGTTACCAGCGTGCCATACTTTGTTATTTTCTATCCGAAGCTCAGGCAAAGAAGCATCAAGCCCAACAAGCTCCATGCGTTGATAAGTGTTGTTACCAGCAACTCTCCAAGTAAACCGTGTAGGACTTATGGTCAATAAGTCACTACCTGACGGGTAAGCGTGTTCGTAAACTACATTTCCGCTGTAAAGGTTGTGGTAATAGTGCGATGGCAAATTTGAAAACTCAGAAGTAAAATCTAGGTTGCCACTAACAGTCCCGTCAACATCACTTCTGACGAACTGAGAAGCCTGAACACTGTCTAGTGTATCAGCGTCAAGCCCTGAGCCTGAACCGTCGTTATCTGAGTGCCACATTTTTGTAGTGGGGACTAGGACTAAACCGTCCGGAGCAGTAGTGGTAACCGAATCAAACTGGTAAGTAACATCGCTTTGCGCGTTTAACTCCGTAAACACATTTCCTAAATTGTAGTCTGACATTCGTGCCCAAATCTCATAAGCACTTGTGACCGGCTTATAGTAGAAAGCATATTCGTCCGTTGTTGTGCCTTTGATTGTCTGGAAAACAGCCATGTCTAGTATGCTACTGCGTGTCCCAACTACTATCTGATATATCGACCTCGTAGGGTCTCCGAAATCGCCTGTATTTGTCAGAGTGCCTATTACTAAATCGTCAGAGCTTCCAATTGTAAACAAGCGCACATACCGAAGCGCACCGTTTGACGACCCTGCACTAAAGCGATATGCTCTAGCAAAAGCACTACTATCCAACCCATCCAACTTATCAGAGTCAGCAGCTTTGCCTGTGGTGCTTAGCTTGCCGTCCAAAGCAGTTTGTAGGCCATCAACATTACTAATCACATGGTTATGCGAATCATCAACAACAGTTGCTGTAATAGTAGCGTTAGCAGAGCCATCAAAAGATACAGAGCCAGTCACATCTCCTGTCAATGCAATACTACGAGCTGTAGTCAGCTTAGTAGCTGAAAGAACGTTTTTAGCTGAATCAGCAGTATTGTCTACATTACCTAATCCAATGTTTATTCTTGCAGCTGCTGTATTTGATAAATCAGAAAGATTGTTTGCAGATAACAAAGCACCAGACAAAGAAGCATAAGCAGATAGCCAAACACTTCCAGAGTAAACTTTCATGCTGTTATCTGTTGTATTGAAGTACAAAGCACCAGCAACAAGAGCATTACCATCGTTATCTAATGCAGGGTCACTCGATTTTTCACCAAGATACTTGTCATCAAAGTTGTCAAAAGCGGCTAATGCTTGGTCTCTCGCAGCTTCTGCTGCTGCTTTAGCTGTACCAGCATCAATCGAATAAGAATATGCAGCTGAAGCAGACGATTCTGCGTCATTTTTATATGTTAAAGCATTTGAAGCAGAAACGCTTGCATTTGACGCTGAAGTACTAGCACTTGAAGCACTACTACTAGCCTGAGTTGCATAAGTAGAAGCCGATAAAGCACTGTTAGTCGCTGCTGTAGCACTTCCAATAGCAGACGTAGCTGACGCAGCAGCGTTAGTTGCAGATGTAGCTGCATTATCTGCTGAGGTAGATGCCTCGTCAGCTTTAGTAGTAGCTGTGTTGGCATGACTTGCTGCAGTTAACGCACTTGTCTGAGAGTTTGTACTAGATATATAAGCAGATTGTGCGCTGTTCCATGCCTCGCCTGCTTTAGTAGCAGCTTGATTAGAACTATACTCTGCACTAAAAGCAGAACCAGCAGCAAGAGTAGCACTTTCACTAGCAACAGCTGCAGAAGTAGCTGCCTCTGAAGCTGAAGTTGCTGCATTTGTTTCTGATGCAGCTGCAGCTGTTGCGTTACTTTCAACGTCAGCTAGATAGCCAGAAGCTTCTGCTGCACTATTTGCTGCTTCGTCTGCTTTATTTCCAGCAATACCTGCTTGAGAAGTAGCAATAAAAGAGTAGCTTTGCGCATAAGCAGCACTGTTACTAGCATTTGTAGCACTTGTTGATGCTTCAGAGGCTTTAGTTACCGCTGTAGCTGCTGATGCAGCCGCATTAGTTGCCTGAGTTGTTGCTGTAGTTGCTTGAGTTGTTGCTGTAGTTGCCGCTGTTTCTGCAGCTACCTTACTTGTACTTGCATTTGCAGCACTTGTCCCAGCAGACACAGAAGATGCCAACGCATTGCTTGCAGCTTGTGTAGCTGTTGTTGCAGAAGATGTAGCAGAAGAGGCAGCCTGTGTAGCTGTATATTCAGGTCGTTCCCAACTAACACCGTTATAAAATCTTGTGTCTTCGTCAACAGTGTTAAAATAAATAGCCCCTGTAAGCAAAGCATTTCCATCATTGTCTACTGTAGGGTCTAAAGCAAAAGCACCCAAGTATCTATCATCAAAATTATCGTAGATTGTTTCGATAGCAGACAAATGTTGCCCTGCAAGAGTAGCAGAAGCTGTGGCAGAAGTGGCTGCAGTAGTAGCGGTAGTAGCTGAAGCAGCAGCATTGCTTGCTTGCGTAGTAGCTATTGTTTTTAGTGCCTCTGTATCTTGTTTTGCTTGTAGTGCAACCAAAGAGTCACTACTAGCAGAAGAAGCGTAGCCAGCGGCTTCAAATGCTTTATCAGCTGCGAAGTTACTTGCTGACTCTGCAAGAAGTCTATCATTTGCAGCAGAAGTCGCTGAGCTAGCAGAATCAGTTGCAGAAGTAGCTGCCTCATCTGCTTTAGTTGTAGCTATAGAGGCTGCATTAACAGCTGTCTCTGAGTAAATTGATAGACTCTGACCACCTTCTAGTAACACATCAGCAACATTGAGGATACTGTTACCATTCATGTCTAAGTCTTGACCCATTTGGGCAGAGCCATCTTGTCTATGAACTAGGTCATCATTGACTTTATCTTCAATCTTCTCAAAGTTGCTATTCAACAAGACTCTGCTGAACATTCCACTTGCTAACTGCTTTAAGCTAAACGCCATTGTGATTTCCTTTTTTTAACGTCTGATTTCTGCAGACTAATTATTATTATTTAACGCGCTGTAAAAACACTTCTAAGTTTGGCATTGACTTCTCAATAACCTTGTCTTTCTGTTCACTGTCTTTCTTAGCAGAGGACTTAGCCCACCCTTTGTCTAGGATGTACTTAGCAGCTGCTGTTCCCTTACTGCCTTCAAACAAAGCAGTATCAATCATAGCTTTTAAAGCTTTAGAGCGAATCTTAATTTCAAGCTCTTCTCTCCACTCTTCAATATGAGGAGCAATCTCTGTTACATTCTGTAACTTCTTCCACTGACGATAAGAGTTTAAATACTTCTTAGCAAAGACATACTCTGATAAATCTTCTTCTTCAAGATAAAGTCTTTTTAAAGAAGGATAGGTAACACCGTTAAGTGTGTAATCATCTTCTTTCAAAGTATAAACTGGTGTAGCATTACTTAGGTAAGCATACTCTTGAAATAATCCCTTAGTTAACTCTCTATTTCTTGAATCTTTAAAAGGATTATTATCTTTATTAAGATTTCCTGATAACATAGTGGATTGTACAAATTCTTTTTCTTCTTTCATTTTGACTCCAAGGTTGTCGCCTGCTTCGCACAGGCGAGCACACACAAAAAGAAAACACAAAAACAAAGATAATCTTTAAACACAAAAAAAGATAAAGAGTAATATTTAGTAAGGTACTCGGCTTAATATCCGTAAGCATCTCTGCTTAACATCCTCAACGAAGTTGAATGTTCTAAGCAAATACTCTAAGCAAGATACTTACTAAATATTA